ACTTCGACCTTCGTTCTATCTACTCGGCCGAGCTCGGAAAAGCGTTGGCTAAGCGTCTGGACATCCAGATCCTCAAGACCCTCTTTGCTGCTGGCTTGACCACCGCAGAGAACGCCACAGGAACTGGAGCTGGCACACAGCTCACCGCTGATACCGGAACTGTTTCGGGCATTTTGTCGGCGCTGTTTGACGTCGCTAAGTCTCTCGACGAAAAAGAAGTCCCTGATGACGGACGCTTTGCTATCTTGACTCCTGAGCAGTATTACAAGTTGCTCACCTCGGACAACACGGCGATCAACAAGGACACTTCTGGTGGTTCTGCTGATGCAGCTAGAGGTCGCATTGTTGAAGTTGCTGGCATCAAGCTCTACAAGAGCCCGCACCTTGAGGGAGTACAGATCGACAACCCTGCTAGCACTGCTGCTGACATTGTTGATGATGACAACACGCTCAACGCACCGTTCGCTGACACTGCGGTCAATAACGATGACTCTGGTTACAACGGTGACCTTGCAGGTGTAAACGGCGGGAGCGCGGGAACTTTCGGCTTTATCGCCGGACACTCGTCTGCTGTTGGCTGCGTGAAGCTCCTTGACCTTGCAACTGAGTCTGAGTATCTGATCGAGCGTCAGTCGACTCTCTTTGTTGCTAAGTATGCAATGGGACTCGGCGTTCTGCGCCCTGAGTCTGCTGTTGCTGTTAGCGCGAGCTAATCGCTAAACCTCAATGCCTCGCCCTTAGTCACACACTAGGGGCGGGGTATTTTTTCATTTTATAATAAATATCATGGCTCTCACTACGAAACTAAATGCGGTCAATGTGATGCTCGGAAACATCGGCGAAAGCCCTGTGGCTGACATTGATGTTCCCTCTTCGTCTCTACCAGTCTCAGCACAAACAGCGATCACTGTGCTCGACGAAGTGAGTCGTGATGTCCAGTCAGAAGGCTGGCACTTTAACACGGTCAACAAGTTAACACTGAGTCCTAACGTAAGCAACGAGATCGTGTTAGCAGCGGACATCTTGCACGTCGATACGCTCGACTCATTGCAAGACGTAGTGCAACGCGGTGACAAACTCTTCGATCGCGGAGAGAACACCTACACGTTCACTAAAGATGTCGATGTGACCGCTACGTATCTCCTAGACTTCACTGAGCTCCACGAGCAAGCTAGGCGTTACATCACTCTCAAAGCCTCGAGAATCTTCCAGACACGCGTCGTCGGATCACAAGAACTCGAGCAACAGATTTTACGAGAAGAGCTAAAAGCTCGACAGAATCTCGAAGAAGCAGATGGCCTCGGGTCAGACCGCACAATCTTCGATAACTATGATGTCGCATCTTGTGTCGGCATTAACAGAAACTACGACCTTCTCTAATGGCATTAATCAATACATCGCTACCTAACCTGATTCAAGGAGTCAGCCAGCAGCCAGACGCTACGCGCTTCTCTGGTCAGTGTGACGACCAGGTTAACTTTTCGTCTAGTGTTGTCGATGGGTTGACAAAGCGAAACGGCACTCGGTATGTCGGCCAAATCGCTACTGGCGCAATCACTGACGAAAGTTTTGTTCACTTTATTAACCGGAGTGAAGAAGAGAGGTATGTATTAATACACGACAAAACGAAGCTCAGAGCTTACAACGTGCTGACTGGGGCTGAAGCGACGATCAACGATAGTCTCGGCGGATACACGACTGCCGGAACTTACTTGGACGTTTCGGATAGCGCTGAGTCTGCGCGTGAAAACCTGCGGGCTACAACAGTGTCTGACGGGACTTTTATAGTAAACAGAACAGCAACAGTCGCTGTAGATAACACAGATCGCTCGGCACCCCTGGACAAAGAAGCGATGATCTTCGTAAAACAAGGGGACTATGAAAAAGAGTATGCGGTTGACATAGACTATAGCTCTGAGACCCCTGCGACTGCTCAGTTATCTTTGACGTATACGCGATCGGGTAATAATTTTTATGTTCTCACAGAGACGAGCGCTGTGTCTGTAGCTGGGTCCGGAGGTTCTGGCTATGCCGATGGGGGTATTTATAGTGTTGTCGGATACCCGGCGGACTTGTCTTATTCTGGGGTTACTTATAATCTCCTCACTACTGCCGGCGTTGACCCGACTGTTGAAGTCGATTCGGACACAAACGGGACAATCACGGCGGCTTCAATCGCAAACCCAGGGAGACGCATATATTTCACTAGACCGGGCACTCGCGAGGCGAAGAATATCGGAAGCACCGTATCGGTCACAGTGACGCTAGAAGAGTCCCCAGGTTTCGGAGGGGTTACTAAGTATGACAATACCGCTAATATAAAAATATTCTCTGAAAGCTCGGCACATGCGTTCCACTCGGATACTTCAAGAATCACTGAGATACTTGCTAAAGGTGCCGTTTCAACTTTGGATATAGAAGGCTACGATACGTCAGGATCAACTCACATCACAACTGGCGACAACACTGGGTTTGAAGACGTGTTTTCTGGGATCAACGCAGGGACAAACACTGAGTTTACACTGACCCGTGAGGGTAACTTGATTGTGTTGGCTAGGGCGTCTGGTAAAAGTGATTTTAAAATTAAAACTAACGATGGAATCGCTGGAGGAGCACTAGGGGTCGTCTATAAGGAAGTCGGGGCAATCACTGATTTACCTGTATACGCTAAGAACGGATTCAGAGTCAAAGTCCGTGGGGATGATGACGTGTCCGCCGACGATTACTACGTCGAGTTCAAAACAGACGACCAGAACCAAGAGATCGGCCCAGGGGCGTGGCAAGAAGTCGTCGCGCCGAACACAGTGCTTAGATATGATTCTAATACGCTGCCTTTATTTATTACTAATAACGGAGTTGATTCTTTTGAGTTGAGACCCCTGGCGACTGCTCCGCGAATCGCTGGGGACGATATTACTAATCCGTTCGCTTCGTTTGCCGGTAAGAAAATCCAGAACAGTGTGTTCTTTAAGAATCGCTTAGGGTTTATCTGTGAGAACAACGTGATCCTCTCGGAGTCCGGACTAGGAGCCCGCAATGACTCAGGAGTGTTCGAGTATAACTTTGGACGGACCACAGTTACCACACTGCTCGACTCGGACCCGATTGATGTGGTCGTAGAGGCGCAGCGTGTTGTTAATCTCAGCGCGGCTGCTGCGTCACAAGAGAATCTTATTTTGTTCGCGGAGAATGGACAGTTTGTTCTCAAAGGTGAAGAGCTGTTGACGCCTAAGACGGTCTCAGTGAAACCAGTGACTAACTTTGAATACAACGCTGACACGGACCCAGTGTCTGTCGGTTCGTATATTTACTATCCGTTTGACTTCGGTAATCACACAGGGATCAGGGAGTTCTCACTAAACAAAGACACAGACGTCTACGAGTCCAACGCGATCACTGAGCAGGTTCCTCGGTATATACCTAAAGATATCACTAGGTTCTCCGGATCGTTGTCAGAGAATACACTTGCAGTCCTGTCTAAAGAAGACGATCAGGTGTTATACATTTATAAATATTTCTATAGCGAAGGGCGCAAAGTCCTCAGCTCGTGGGCTAAGTGGTCGTTCGGTAGTAAAGTGCGTGGCTTTGAGTTCATGGACTCTACGCTCTACTTGTTGTTTTCTAATCCCGATAACAATTCAACATATCTTTCAAACCTCCCTCTTAACTTTGACGGACTAGATGAAGGCAGTGTTGATTACACATTTACTTCGCTTCCTGGCGACGCAACCGTCACAGATATAACATACGTCGCCCCGCTTTCTGGTGAAATACACATAACGCACCTCGATGATCGTGTTCCTGCTATCGCTGTGTCAGGATCAGGAGGATGGCAAATACGTTTCCCTAACTACACCACAGGCGCTGAAAGACCTCTCAGAGAGAACATCTTGAACTTCAATTCTTATAGCGCGCCTGTTGTGTTCGCTAGTGGATCTGGTGCTGCTAATTTTGTAGTTTATGATGCCAAAGGAGCCAAGCGGGCAATAGACACTAGCAACTTCCCTTCGATTACAATTACTGATGGTGGTGGCCTTACAGATGGAGATCCCCTCTGGGTCGGCTATGAGTTCAACAGTAAATACACGTTCTCTGAGCAGATCTTCAAGGCTCAAGCAGGCCAAGCGCGGACCCCTAACGCAGCTGCTAAGCAG